ATAAGGGAGAAATCCAGAAAAGTGAAGATTATGAATCCCCAAAAGGGGTTGTGGCTCACGGAAGCGGTGAGTTGCCTAAAAAGCTAGCTAAAAAGAATAAGGGTGTTATAATTGCTGAAGAGTTAATTACTAAAGGCGACATTTCATCCACATCAACTTGTGAGGGTTCAGCACCGTCAAGTTTTTCGTCAGCTTGTGAGGGTTCAGCACCATCAAGCACTTTTTCAATGCAAGTTAATCAATGTCCAACAGCGCCTAAAGGGTTCACAACCATGGGTGTAAGATCGGCTAAAATTAATGAGGGGATTGCAGCAGGGTTTATGACCAGCGATCCCCACGCCACAATGGAATATGAATTGAGAAATGCCCAAAAGAATGAGTTTCAGACCAATGCCGTTTTAGGGATAACATCCAAGGCTGAGGAATGCTCGTCAACTGGTTGTGCTGGTGAAATTTTTTGTTCAGACGGATGTTTAAGAAGTGACCAGTTTCAACCTAAACCCGTTTCTCTAAAGGCTGGAATGCCTTTGGAAAAGTGGTTTTCATTTGTTAACTCAATTGTAGATCGAGTTGAACGAATTGAAGCATCGGAGCAGAAGGAAGTCATTGACCATGCTATAACACGACACTTTGCTTTTCAACGGACAAATTTCTTTGGATTTGCGTTAAATATTTACGGAAATAGAGTTGGTTGTTATCCGAGGTTCATTCCGGGGGTGAAGCCGTCTGTTGATTATTTTCGAGCCTATAATGTTGGACAATATGAAAAGGGGGTACCTATGGCACAACAATATTCTGTGCATTGGCGATCCCAAATGACGGAACGAGCGCATAGTAATATTATATCTGGCTTGAATTTTGTTTCCGCTAATCGAGTTAAGAAATTTTCTAAGCGGCGCTATGTTAAGCGGACCCTACAAGAACAGGTGTCCCATATTGAGACCTGGCTTTTGAATTGTGGAATTACTGAACCTGATGTTTCAAAAGAAATTATATCAAACTTGACTTTTGTTAAGTTTAGGGAGAGTTTTGAAAACATGTCGAAGGCAATGGTTATGGTCCCGCATTTTGGTTACATCTGTGCTTTGAGGGCCATTTATGGTTGGAATTTGTTTACGTGTGAAGTTCTATTTGAAGAGATTGACGCATTGGGCGTTTTTCCATGCAATAGGGAAGAGGTGACAATAGATCGGAAACCTGAGGGATGGCCGGTAGAACGAACCCTTTGGATTTGGTGGCTCCTTGATGTTTGTGAAATGGAGCGTGGCCTGCACGTGCGGTTGCCCTTTTACTGCTTTACGAAATTGTGTAGAGTGTTTTGTAGTAGAAGGTATCAACCATTATGTGTTTTCAAAAGAATGCGTGGAATTGAGCTTGAACGTTTATTGAAATTTTGTGTTGCCATTAAGTATGTTGATCGTGATGTTGACATCCCCCGCCTATCTTTGGTGAGTGAGTTTGAATCAGATTTCCATGAGACCCAAGACCCCAGATGGATGGTTCCCAATATGGATCCTGTCGCAGTTTCTGACAGTGTGGAAACAAATACAGCTGCGGACCCACAGGGTGATAAAGGATTAGCTGAAGATCAGGAGAAGAACACTGAGATCACTGGTGGAACTGATGATGTGGAGGCCGAATTTGTTGAAAGTGAGCCAACAGCGGCTCTAACTGACGAGAATGTGGAAGATCGTGGTGTTGAGGTGCCAGTTTTAACAACTCGTTGGGGTGAGATTGGAAATGTCACTATGAATACAACGACTCCAGCTGGCACGATTTTGGCTCGAATTCAATTACCATCAACTGCTTTAAAAGTGTTAGATACAACGCCGATTGCTTTAACTTTCAAGCAATACGAATGGTGCATTCCGAAGTTGAAGATCAAGATCGTGACGAATTGTTCTAAACAACAACTTGCTTGCACAGGCGCTGCGTTCATTTATGGCTACACAGAGAGAGATCGTGTTGTTAGCCTGGAAAATTTAGCCACATTGTCAACTATGCCAAATGTAATAATGAATGGAAGTTTCTCAACTTCGACGATTATTGATATTCCTTATTTTAGTCCTTATCCATTAATGCCTATCGTTCAAAATAGATGGATGTCGAATTTAGATTTAGGAACATTATTAGTATATTGTATAGTTCCGGTTAATGTAGCAGCTGGAAATCCTAGTTCTATTAATTATCGAATATTCGCTTCCTTAGAGGGAACAAAGTTTTATGGGCAGCGTGGATATTACACTCCGTATGTGCCTACTCCTTGTGTCCCTATAGTGCAGGCAGATATGTTATCAATTAAGAAAGCCGGGGCATCTATGCTCACCAATGCCCTGTTGAAGCCACTTGTCAAGGAAATTGGCAGTAAGACCGCCAATGCAGTTAAGAACATTGAAGGTGAGTTGATAAGTGCTTTTGATGATGTTAATCGTGATGCGCCTACATCCAGTCACCGACAAATGTTGTTTCAAACAACAACAGTCGATATGCCGGCCGGGGTCGGTCCAAAAATTTTGAACACTCTACGATTGAACCCGCTCGGTACTACACAACATCACCCATCTGATGTTGGGGTTGATCTTAAATTTGACTTGGACGCTCTTAAACAATGCTTTGGTTTGGAGGCCATTTTTGTGTGGCCGGCGTCAGCTGTTCCGCGCACACGTTTGTTTGAAACAAGAGTTCAGTTAAGTCCTGAAGAGAAGTCGACGTTTGGAAATGTTTTGCCCGGTTCAAATTGGGCAACTCCGGCAGATAATCTTTCAACAATGTACCAAACCTGCCGTGGAAAGACCGAATATAAGTTTATCTTTATAGCGACTGGTTTTCATACCGGACGCTTGAGGATTACTTATGAGCCTGGTGTTTCAAGAACTGGGTCATGTGATCTGGATTCGGTTCCATTTGCGGTTGTTGATCTTGGCGCAGATATGGATAAAAGTACCGTGGTTTCATTCATGGTACCATACCAAGTACCATTACACCAACTTTTGTTAAGATCCGCTGCCGCACCGTATCAGGAGGCTGAAAGATATTGGATTGGTAATATGAGCGTATTCGTGGAAAATTCCCTTGTTGCGCCTAGCACAGTTGGTTCGCAAGTTTCAGTTCTTGTTTATAAGCGTGTGACACCTGAGTTTGAATTTGCAATCCCGCGTAATAACCTTGATATGTTTGAGGTGGCAGAGACAGGTGTTGTACATTTCCAAAATTTCCGCTTTTTGGTCCAAAGACAAACTGCCGATTTAACATATCAGTCTTTTGCAGTGACATCGTCTGGTCCAGGAGTTACAACTGTGTCATATCTTGTTCCAACTGTGGCCTCTGGGAATATGATTTCGATCCAATTAGTTCCGACAGTTACCACAACCTGGCATTTGATGTATGGACCAACAATTACCAATACTGTTCCATTAGTAGTTAATGTTGGTTGGTCTGGGCCTGATGTCTTGTTGATTGCGACAGTGATTGGTGGTAGACAGTGGAATCGGGTTGTCTTGAAGGATGAAACAACGTATGACTATAACGTGCTCGGTTACACTAATGGGTCAGCTTTTTCAATGGGCAGGACTGCGATAACAGCTGTGGGTCCTCCGTTTGCATTCACCCCATCAACAATGATGCGCCCTGATATGTTGGTTGGCGGTGAGGATTTCCGATTTGAAGGTGCGACAACCAAGATTGATTTGTTCCCGACTGGCCCACAAATGTTAGCGTCAACCACTGGTGAAAAACATGATAATCTCAAGGATCTATTGAGGAGATTTGAAACTTGGTGGATTGGTACAGTTAGTCCATCAACTCCGTCAGTTCCTGCCGAACGTTGGCAAATACGTTTGCCTGTCACTTTTGGAAGTCCGATCTTGAGAGAAACAACAGTTGAGGATCGATTATGGATGAGAACAAATAAGATCACGAAGATTGCTGATATGTTCCGTTTTGCCCGCGGGTCGATACGTTGGACCATAACCGTCAGTTCAGATACACCAGGAACTCTTGAATCCATTACGATGAACGTTTGTCATATTCCAAATCTGCGTGGTTCTTTTGACCGAATTGCTCAAACTGGTGTGTTTTGGTACCCCGGAAATGGATATGCAGTGCAGACTTTTTCATTAAAACAGAATAACGTTGTTGCGATTGAGTTCCCCCACTATAATTTGGGACGTTTTGCTTGGAATTCATCATATTTAACACGAAAACCCTTTCTGGATACACAAGTTTCCCTTGGCACGTGTTTGATTTCATTTAATGGACCCTTGTGTGTGCTCCGAGTTGAAGTCCAACGTGCTCTTGGTGATGATACACATTTCTATGTATTTAATGGATGTCCCCGTCGTCAAGTCCCAATTATGATTAATCAGGAATATAATTTACAAGATCGACCAATACCAACAAATCTTCCTGATGAAGCCCCCCATGTTGAAGAGCCCCCCGTCATCGATTTAACAACACATGGTGACATTGAGAGCAATCCTGGACCGATTCCATCAAAATATTACCAGCCGGATCTTTTTGGGATAAAAGAAGCTATGACTGATATACGTGAAACATCTTCGATGGTGCGTGAATCTGCTAAATCTTATAAACAATTGGCGGACAAGGGAGTGGTACTTTGTGATGAGATACATTCTTTTCTTCTTAAAGATGAACGATTCGTTAAATATACTGATATCGTTCTCCAGGTTATCCATGTGGTAGCCAATCCAAATATCAAAGCTTTTACAATTTCATTAACGTCGATTCTCCTCAAGGTCATACCATATGAACTTTTAGCGATCGGGGTTGAAAAGCTCGGTTCGTTGTGCTCTCGAATGTGGCATTTGGCCTTTGGTCATCGATTCCAACCAGATGCGCCAGGAGTTGGGGAGTCTATCTGGTCTTGTTTGTGTGAAGTGTTCTCCATTAAGGTTTCTGCACGTGATCCAATGTCTAGGAAGTTTGGGGCCATGCTTCGAATGGCAACATTATCGGAGAAAATGTTTGGTTTGATTGAGTTGGTAATTGAAGGTGTGAAAGTTTTATTAAACCGGATTTATTCCAAATTTTATCCAGATGAGGTCTTATTTAAAGTATTGACGAGTCCCGAAGTTTCGACTCTAATTAAGGATTATATACTGGCTGTCGGTGAAATAACAAACCCAAAATTCGAAGCTGGTATTTTGGCAAGTAAAGAGTATACAAAGTATATGTTTGAAATGTATGAGTATGGTGAGATCTTGAAGGCAAATGTCCCGAAACTTAAAATACATCAACGGGATTTATATCGACAATTGATTGATGCCCATCGTGACTTGAAAAGGATGTGCCAGAAGAGTGTCCAATGCGCTAATAAGCCATTAGTGAGGATGGAACCTTTTGTTTTACATGTTGCTGGTGGTCCTGGAGTTGGGAAGAGTTATGAGGCCGATCAAATGATTCAACGGCTTGTCGCACAAATGGGGGTTCGAGTCATCGGGGACCCTGTTTTTACTAAGAGTCCTGCGACTAAGTTTATGGATGGTTGGAATGATCATAAACTTGTTCTTAAATATGACGACTTTAATGCAATAAACGAAGCTGAACCCGATTCATTGAATGAGCTTATACATTTGAAATCGTCGGCAATTTATATCGGGAATTTTGCTGATACCGTTGACAAGCAAAGGTGTGTACATCCAAGGTTGATCTTGTTGTGTTCTAATGAAGTCATGCCGAAACATAATGATGTGAAGGAGATTGATGCGGTTAATAGGAGACGAGATCTTCTCCTATATTTTAAACTCAGCAGTAATTTCAAGTTTTGCCAGTGGTGTATCAGTGAGCAGAAGAAAAAAGGTATGGGATGCATTGAGTGCCGTACTTTAAATAAGCACCTAATTGACACTGGAACGCATATCATTGTGTCCAATATTGATCCAATGTCCGGTACAGAGCGTAGTTTTAAGGGCATTTCAGCTGGCCCGATCGCAATATGGCGTGATCATGTTGTGAGAATATTTGACGAATTTCAGACTGATGAGAAGCGAAGATATCATGATAGGCTGGATGCGATTGAGAAACTGATACATGAATGTGCAGACAGACCTTGGGATGAGTGTGTTCATAGCCATCCGGTTTTGTGCATGCGTAATAAATTTGCTGATAAATTGCAGGATCATCTCGGTGATGGCGTAAAAGTTAAGAAGAATGGAAATATCTGGGATGTGCAACATCTTGGGAAGACTTTCGCCACTTTTAATGAACCCATCGATTTGTTACTTGGTGATGAGCCATTGAGGAGTGTTAAAATTAAGAAATTTGACATGACGCGTAACCCTGAACTTTTATTGCAAGAAGCTGAGGATAAAATTGGTGTTTCCCATGAAGGCAATAGCTTAAAGATCTTTGGCGCCATAACCGCTGCGACAGCCGGTATTGCCTATGCTTCAGTCCTCCGAAGAAGAGCTAAGAGAGTTAAAAAATCAGGGCTAGCTAATCCGTGCATTTGTACTTTAATTGGCCTAAAAAGAACAATTTCAGAAAAGGTGGCCGAGTCAAGAGTCGCTAAATTGGACTATCAGAACCGCGAATATATTTATGAAGGCGAGAGTTCTAATAGACAAGTTGCGATGTCGGTTAAAGAGTTTAAAGCGAGGAGCAAATCCGATCTTCCACCTGCTCTTTATGCCGAGTATGAATCATCGGTTGGTTGTATTCGTGTTGAGAACGGACTCTTTGAATTGGAATGTGATAAATGCGTTAAGAGCAGGTCGAGATTTGATCTTAAGTTGGAAGGTTGGGACCCTGAGACCGTTCCATGCATTTGTGAGCTTGGTGAAGTGAAATACGAGGACATTGTTGTATGTGGTAGATTGCTTAAAGTGAATGGTGTTTTGACTTGGTCATCGTGCATTAACTGTGTTGGGGTTCCAAAGCATGTGGCGAGACTCCTCACTTTTGGAATAAGAACTGATGATTTGTCTGATCCGGAAATGAATGAGACAGCTGTCGCAATTGGAAAATCTATGCGATATGCGACTGGATTGTATTATGCATTCTTAGCACTTCGAGCCTTGTATACACACTTTTGGAAGAAACAGAGAGATGAGGATGAGGTTTCGCCTGATGCGGATAGTTCTTATGAGCCGAGAAAAGGTAATCATGTCAAGATGAGAACTTCTGGTGCACGGGCCAGGTCAATGCGGCATGACTCTATGGCAATTGACATGTCTAAAATTTTATCAAAGAATTATTACCATGTGCAATTACCAACGACAGCAACACATGTGTTAATGGTTAAAGACAATTTCGGCATAATGACTGCACATTTTTGGTCTTTGTTGAGGAAGAGTGATTCCATCATTCTAACTTGCCATGGTAAAGAATACAGCCTTGTCCCTGATGATTTTGAGGGGACTGAGATCACTGCTGATGATTCTAAAGGGTGTGCCAGACGTGTGGATTTGATGTTCGTTAAGATCCGTGGTGTTCCATTTGCTAGAGATATTCGATCTTTCTTTGCGGATGTTGAACAGCTTGACAATCATAGTCTATATGCGACCTTTCATAATATCAGAACTAAGGAAAAGATTGTGGCTTTACCAATCAAGCCAATGGAGATGATGATGAAATATCGTGATCCAGTTAATATCGGTGATGTGCTGTGTGTTGGTTTTTCATATAATTTTAGTGACGTTGGAGTAAAACCCGTTTATGATGGTGCATGTATGTCTGTGCTGGTAGATGAGGTCCATCAAAAGATCATAGGTCTCCACGTTGCGAGTGAGTTTGACACAGCCTGGACATGCAAGGGAATGTCACAACTAATATGTCGCGAAGTTATTAACACTCTGGTTGGTGAGGTTGAGGCACCTAAAGATGTTTCAGTCGATGGTTTAACAGATTTACTTTGTTTACCTGAAACATTAAAGAACAAGGTTAAAATTTTACCAGTTGAACAGCAGGCCTTGAAGCTGCCAGAGTATATAATACCAATTGCTCAAGTGGCAGTACCAGTCAGGCATGCGACCATCACCGATATTAAGGAGTCTCCTTTGTACGGTGTTTTGGGTGAATCAGTTAAGAAACCTGTGTTCTTTTTGACCGAAGGTGAAGATTTGCCAGGCATCGAAAAAATGCAGATTGCAATATCTGGGAATGAACCAAATGTTCGCTGGACTGAGAAAGACATTAAGATGGCCCGGGACGCAGTGATGAATGAGATCCTCACTGTTATGAAACCTGGGACTGTAGTCAAAGGTTTACGATCAGTGCATGAGGCTATTCTTGGGGTTTCTGATGTTAAGAATATGCCGGGAATGGATTTAACAACAAGTACTGGTTTCCCCTTAAATTACCGTTACACTTCGAAGAAGACTTTGATTGAAGTGACTGGGGAAGGGAAAGGCCGCAGAATGATTATGGACCCAGCTTTACAAGAACAGCATGAGGCATACATGTTATTGCGTGCTCAGGCGCAGGTCCCACCAACAATCTTCCATTGTGTTCTTAAAGATGAAAGAAGGAAGCCAGAGAAACGCGAAAAACCCCGTTTGATACAGGCTGGACCTGTTGAATATACCATCGCAGCTCGTCGGTTGACCATGGATTTTACCGCTGCTTTTTATGATTCGAAGTTATCCAGCTTTAGCGCGGTTGGGGTGGATTGTTTGGGTCCGGATTGGTCGATAATGTATGAGCGTTTGAGGTGGAAAAATAATATCATTTGTGGTGATGTTAAGAATTTTGGGCCCACTCTTCCACACGAATTGGTCTCTGCTGTTTATTGGATCATCAATGAATGGTATGACCTCTATGACGAAAATAATAAAGGGCAGCGCACCCGAAAAACAATGCGTAATGTAATTAAAGAAGAAGTTCTAAATAGCATGAATGTGGCGTATGACACGATCTTCCAGACAAAGTGCTGTAGTCCATCGGGACAGCCATTGACCGTGGTAGTAAATACCATTTGTATGGAAATGTATTTGTACATGGCATACCGCATTGCTATGAACGGCACAGATTTAACATCTTGGGCCAAGTTTAAAGAACACGTCGATACTCTTGTATATGGTGATGACATCTGGGTTTCGGTCGACCCGGAAATATCGTCCAAGTTTAATAACCTTGTACTATCCCGGATATTTAAAGAGCACGGGGTAGCATATACGGATATCGATAAGAAGGACGTGGTTCGCCCTTTTGTAAATATTGAGGATTCGTCATTCCTCGGAAGAACCCCCCGATTCTTGAATGGATACAATGTCGGAGCACTTGATGAAGATTTAATTAAAGACATCATTAATTGGACCAAGTGTAAAAGTGAAAAGAATATTGACGCCCACATGCTAAGCACAACTCGTGGCGTGTTAACCGAATATATGTTTTATGGTGAACAGAAACATAAAGAGGCGTTTAGAAAATTGAACCGATATTGGCTTGGACGTGGATATAACTTGACGGGTTATACGTTCAATGAACTTTACGAAAAGTGGAGGAATAAGTTCCCGGAGTTCCGGAAGAATGGATTATGTCTATACTGCCGTTGTGAACTGCCCGAGATCGAATTAATGGACCATATTAAAACACACCCAGAATCCCCTGAGAGCGAGAGAGACGAATCGGGGTTAGGTCCGTTCTGGGAAGAGACAAAATACAACTTATCATATTAGTTATTTAAACTAACGTGGATGCTCACACGCATAACGAGCTCATTTTATTAGTTTTATACTAACGTGGAGACCACACGCATAACGGATACATTTAGAGGAAATAATGTAATATGGTGTAGGGAA